GTCCATCGTGAGGGCGCGATCCCAGCCTGCGGGTATCGGTAGATTCTTGCGCTCCTCATACTTCACCGTAGCGTGAGCAGGGTCAATCACGTGGCCAACACCAACCGTCCACAAAAGAGCAGGGCAACGGTAAGGCTTGGTCCGTACCCCCTCGTGGTGCTTAATCATGTCGATGGCGGCCTTGGAGACTTTCACTTCTTAGCGAACGCCTGCGTGCCGAACCAAAAGGCGATAATTGACGACAGAATGAGCATCTCGTCATCCGAGAAGACTTCAGCCATTGCAGCGGCAAACGGGACACCCGTGTTATACGCGTACCACACACCAGCAATATTGATAGCAACCAATTCCAGTACAAAGATGTAGGTCACAACCGGACGCACCGAAGCGCGTAGGTTGATCATCCACTGGCTTGCGCCCTTGCCGATCTCGATGTCGTGCTGGTACAGAGCCTGTCGCTCCTCGCCAGCCGTCTGCGTCTGGATCTGTTCTAGTTTGATCTCCTCGACCTTTGCCTGTGCCAGAAAGCCCCGCTCGGCCAATGCTAACTCGCGCTCCTTCTGGGCTGCGACTAAAGCCAGTTCGTGCTTCTTGTCCTGCCGGTCTTGAAAGATGGACAGAATCTTCGGCAATCCGCCAGCGAGGAACGAGAGAAAGGTGCTAACCATGGTCATCATTTGTTGCGCTCCTCAATCAATTTAACCCGTACTTGCAGATCGTGAATGTCCGTATAGATTTCTTCTTTCATCTTGTGCCGTCGCTCGGCTGATATAGGGCTGTCAGTTGGCACGCCCTCTGCGCTGATCAGCGCGGGCATCTTGCTTTCAACCGAGAGCAAACGATTGTTAAAAGATGCAATCTCCGTGAGTAGCCAACCAACAGCGGCAAGCAGTACAGGGAAGAGCATATCCACAATCTTCTGCATATTCATGTTAAGCCCTCGCTAGTGATTACTTGTCGTTGCGTTTGTTGACAAGATCGAACAGCGTTTTGATCTTGTCCTCGAGTACCGCGACGCGAAGGTCTAACTTCGACAGCACAATGATGAGCGTGATTAGCGCAAGAATTACCGGCCATGCGCGGGTGAACATTTCGAAGATGTCCATCTATCGACGCTCCAGCACGCGGTCTAACTTGGCCTCGATTGATTGCAGCCTGGTATTGGTATCAGCCACACGCGCCTCGATCACCGCAATGCGCCTATCGGCTTCCGGCTGGATCGTGGTCTGCTCGACCTTTTCCAATCGTTGGCTGATCGCGTCAAGTTTCGAGGTCATCTGCGTGCCCCAGATAATCAGCGCCACAACCAAGCCACCGTCTACCAACAGCGAACCTGTCGGCACTTTGAATTTGGACATATCAATCATGTGTGCGCCCTCAATCACTTCGCTCGATGGTGATAATCACATCCGCTGTTGCGGTCAGCGGGGTGCCCGATGTGCTATCGGTGACGGTACACCGATAAGTCGAATAGAACGATTCGCCAGTGTTCATTCCTGTCTTGCTGAATGTAGTGGTCGCTGCGGTCGGACTATTGACCGTGAGCGTGTCGCCCTCGAGCAATGCCCACGAATAGGTATAGGGCGAGGTGCCGCCAGTCGGCGTGACCGTGGTGCTGTTGGTCGTCGCGCTTGAGGTCTGCACGATCTTAACCAACGTCGCAGGGCTGGCCGATGCGCTAAAGACGGTGCGCGTGATCGACACGCTAACATCAGCCGTTTTCGTGGCCGCAACGTTATCGGTTACGGTGCAACGGAAAACAGCATTGTAGGTGGTGCCGCTGGCGAGACTCGTGCCGGTGAAGGTGCTGGTCGCCGAGGATGCGCTGTCCGCCGAGATACTGGTCGAGCCGCTTTGTCGTGTCCACGCATAGGTATAGGGCGACGTACCGCCGACCGCAGTGGCCGTAGCAGATGCCGTGGTGAGGCTCGCGCTCGTGCCCGAGGTGGTAAGGCTGCTAGGTGATACCGACAGCGACAGCGCACTCGGCAGTGATGCTGCGCCCGCTGGCACGCCATTAACCGGAGGCTCTGGATCGGACACGCCGCCATCGGGCGTGCGGATCTTGACCCAGTAGTAGCGCGTGGTGGTGTCGGTCTTGGCTATGAATACGTTAGTCGAGATGCCCGTCCAGACCTTCGTGGCCGACGAGAATGGGGTCTGCGAGGTGTACTCATAGAGATCATATTGCGAGCCAAGCGGCACGACGGTAGGCGCAGACCACGAGAGATAGATGCTGCTCTCGAGCGTGGTGACGGTAAGGTTCGTCGGAGGGCTTGGCTCGTAGATGTCTGGGGTCGGCGTGGTAACGCTCGTCGGTGTCAGATAGTCGGTCGTCAGCGGATCGTTCCAATCCGTGGACGCTTCCTCGCGCAGCACTAACTCGATTGCGCCCGTAGGATCGAACTGCCAACCCTCACAGCGCACGGTCTTGTTCGTCCAGCCAATCTCGGAGAACGTCACCGTGCCGGTTTCAAACGGCAGAATGCCAAAGGCACTCATGCCGCATTTAACCGTGGCGACTTGCCCGTTGCGGCTGCGGCGCGAGAGAAGGATGGCGTGCCGCTGCGCTTCGTACTCGTTCGTGCAGGCTGCAAAGTCGGTCTCTAGCCACATCTGCTCGCCATCGGCAGACACATAGGACGTATTGATGACCGGCTGGTACTCCATCGCTTGCCAGTTGCGGTCTTTATTGATGAACCGCCCGCGCACCGAGTTATAACGCTGGTTATACGGGTATGCGGTGACAACCGAGATGCCGCCATTCACGAGATCACCGTCCGTGAGCGTGAAGGCAGAGGCCGACCATGCGCCAGCATAGATGCGCCACAATCCGCCCGAGTAGTAGCACACGCCCGCCATTGCTTGCGACAGCACCCGTATGTTGTCCTCAAACCTATCGGTCGCGGTGAGTGCGACGTTACAGGTGTATCGCTTCTGCGTTGCAGACGCTGGTAGGTTTACGGTCTCGTCGCAGATGTCTGCCGCATCCATTACCTTCAGCCAGTCGATGCGGGTATCGTCCTCGCCAAGTCCAAGCGAGTCGTCGATAAGATAGTCGGCGAGGCACAGCGCGGGGTTCGTCGAGTACGTCCATGTCGTTGGGTCTGTAACCCGTTGCGATCCGCTGCCACCGCTGCGCGTAGAGTCGAGCCGTGGGTCGTAGACCTTGCGCCCTTGTACCAGCAGCGTCAGTTCCGGCTTGCCGGTTCTATAGGTTTCTTCGTCGTACTTAAAGGTTAACGCAACGTAAGCGATGCCTTTGCCAGCGTGGGCCGCTGTCCACTGATCTGGCTTTGCCGCTGCTAACTTATAGTCTACGGTCTGCGTAGATGTTCCAGCATAACGACGCACCCAGGCCTTGTTGGCGTAGGTGCCGGTTGTTACCTTGCCGTCGTCATCGGTTCCGCTGATTGCCGAGATCGTGCCAATAGCCTCGCGGTTGAAGTACACAGTGCCGAGTTGATTGCACTCGTGCCCCGCAATGGCGAGAACTTGGTGCAAATACTCGTTGGTCGTGCCGGAGGTCATCGGCGGAATAACGTTCATTCCAGACGCCAAAACCTCTCCGTAGATGATACGGCGAGGCTCTACCGTTCCGGTGTATTCAACGTCAGCCGGTTGCTTGTTAACCTTGGGGACGCCGATCAGCGACTCGGTTATTTTTGCCAATGCTGCTGGGGTTGCCAGATACGTTGCAGCCGTGACTACCGCATAGACGTAATAAGCATTTGACGCGCTAACGGCAAAAGTCGTGACGATAAATTGCGTTATCGCTTGAGCAACCGCTTGAGGCATTTCAGATGCTCCAATAACAGATAGTTTTTGCGCGATCTTCCATCACAACGCCGGATTGCCCAACGCTTGCGATGTGCCTACCGATGCATATGCCTAGCGTTTCGCCGTTCGAGCCGCTGAATAAAACGACATCGCCACGCATAGGCCGACCTTCTGTTTTGTGAGGGCCGATGAATGTATCGACTGCTGCAGCGATGCCACCAGACTGTGCGATGTACGCCTGGGCAGTAGCCTCGTCATGGTAACGAGACGCGAGACTAGTGGCGTGTCCCGTGTCGCAGATCACATCAACTGCACGCGCCACGAACAGGCAGCAGTCGTTATCGCCCCACGAAAACTCACGGTTAGTATTGGCCGCAATATGCTCGTGGAGTTTGCTTACCCAGTCATAGCGGCGCATCAGACTTTTCGCACCTCGCGCTGCTCAATAGGGCTGGGCTGACTAAATCCGAAGCCGCCATAGGCTGCGTCTCGTGCGCCCCATTTGCTTATGAAGCCTTGAATGGAATACGTTAAATCGAAGAACCGATCACCGGAATACAGCACTTGCTGATCTTCGTCGGTGTATCGAGCAACGCGAGGTTCCCGGCGCAAACGATGCTCACACGAAAGTTCTACAACAGCACTTCCGTTGTTGATCTTGAAAACCATCTGGTTCATTCGCCCTTCCCAGATGGTCTCTGGCGTGGCGATAAGTGCGCCTGTGGTCTGACTTACAAAGCCGAGATACATGGTCACATCGCGGTTTTGATATACCTCGGTCATCGTCGGCACAACGAACGTCGAATCAACACCAGACAGCGATAACTTAATGCCGCGTGCCACGATGTCAATGTTCTCGTCGATGATGTCAACGCCAGCGAATTGCCCTGCGCCAAGGTAAGAATTACCGCCGAACGATAACGTGCCGGAGCCGTCGTGTACCCGTACCATGCCAGAGGCAAAGTCGAGATCGGCTAGCACGACAACGGTCACCGCTAGTTTGTCGGCCTCTGTCTCGTTAGTGGCAGAGACAAAACGACTCATGTGATGTCCTCAACAAAGGACAGCGTGACATCGGAGATGATACCGGGCCGAGTACCCATAGATGTTGACTCGTCGGCAATGATGAACCGACCCATAGGCGAGCGGAAGATCACTGGCGCATTGTTGGCCGGAGACGTTCGCAGCGTAGGCTCGAACATCAGAAAGCCATTGCCAGATGAGTCGGAATTGAGGTCAGCGGTCATGCGCTTTAGTTCGCCATTGACCTCAAACCAGTCGCCTGCCTTTGCAAGCCCGTTGGTCGATGTCGGCAGGCCGTCGATGATAAGCGTGCCGCCTGTCTGCGATGCACCATTGACTAGCGCACAGCGAGCCGAGGATACCCACGAGAGAAACTGGAAGTCGCCCGCAGCGCGTCCCGAAATGTAGTCGTAGAAGGACAGATGCGTGCTTGTGCCAGACGCGGTGAAACTGTCCACATACATTCCGGCCGACGTGCGCGTTGCACCGTTTAGAACATCTGTCGCACCTTGCGACGTACCAGCCTCCATCGAGGCTCGAGCGTTGCCCTTACCAGCGGCCAAGAGCATCCGTATCGCGTAAGGAGCACTCGCAACAGTAGTAGCGGCAGACTGATAAACATAACGGTCGCCAGTAACGCCAGTGCGAGTGAGGCGCAAACCAAGATGGCTATCAGACGAAAGGACGAGTTCAGCATTGCTGGAACTGAATCCAGTTGTATTTGTAACTGCTGCATTGTTGGTCAGTAACTCTGGGCAGGAGAAAGAACCGGAGAGGGTATAGGCGGGATCGGTAAGCCATACGCGATTGGCACGGCCTCGCAGGATAGCGATCAGAGACATCAGTCGTCGTCGCTTCTGATCCGACACGCTGCGAAAGGTCATCCGCACGCCCCAGCGAGTGCCGGGACGCGACACGGTACGCACTGCGCCAGAGAGCGGCGATGCGAACACTGCCGTGCTGTCGAACAGGCTCCACTCTACATCCGACGCAACAAGGTCGGGCGGCAATACATAGTCTGTCATCGGCCTATCCCATAGCGTCTGTCGAGTTCGTCGAATATGCGCCGGTTGTTCTCCGCGAGGATACCCGGCAGCGCATCTTGTAGATCAGCACTCGCACCGCGAGCGTCGATATTGTAAACCGGCGAGACGGTAACTCCGCCCATTTTGTTATTGGGCACGATGTTGCCAGAGGTGCCAGGCACGAACATCTCCGGCCCGCGCTCGCCGACCAGATACGGGGTGCCAGCAGAGACCGAGCCGCCCATTGCGCGTGGGATTAGCGCACCGGCCAATGCCCCAAGGAATCCGCCCTTACCAACGAACCCTCCGAACAACGATTGCAAGATGGTCGCTGCTGCGGCCTCTGCAATCATGCGGCGAATCACGTTTAGGAAGCCGGAGAGCATACCCTTTAGGCCGTTCTTAAACGGATCAAAAAGGAAGTCCGCAAAACTCGACTGGATGCTTTCGGCTGCTGCCTTGGCAAACTCTTGCATTTGGTCGGTTGCTTTTTTGAATTCCTGCACTGGGGTTTTTTTACCAGTGACTTCAACCTCGGGGAGTATGCGGTCGAGATATTCAGACATCCTCGACTCGGCAAGCGACTGCGATATTGTGCCAGCCTTGAGTTGCCGATCTATCGCCGCGCTGAACTCTTTGAACTCCATAACCGTTCTTTCGATCTCGGTCATGGTCAGATCGTTATCGCGTCGCAGACCTTCTAACAACTTGGCAGAAAGGGCAGCCGCCTCTTTGTCTCGCTTGCTTTGTAGTTCCGTCATCTGTTGTCGGAACTTCCACTCGTTTTCCATTCTATTGAGTGGATCTACTTTTGGCGCACGGCCACGCCTTCCACCTTCGCCTTTACCAAACTGTGAAGGATCTACAGGCTGTGCAATCAACCCAAGATCGCGCCCAAGTTTGGTTGTCGCCTTTGCTGCCTCTGCAGCGAACTTCACCACTTCCGTGAAGCCTTTGATTATCGTTGTCGTGAATGAGTTGGCAGCGGATACTAACGCCGGATCTTTTAGCGCCTTGTTGAAGTCGTCAAGTGCGCGTCGTCCTTCTTCTGTCTTCTTTGCGGCTTCGGTAATTTTACCGAACGCGCTCACAAGGATCGTCCCGCTCAAAAGGCCGAAGGCAAGATTCACAGCGCGGGCGGTTACTTTTGCCGTCCGCTCCAAGGTTTTCATTCCCTTGAGTGCGGAGTTGATCGCAACTTGCGTGCGGTCAACCGCTGTGAGGACTACTTGTGCTTGCGCCATGATTTCTCCTGCTCTTCCGCTTCCAACTTACAGGCCGCCAGAAGATGGTAGAAGTCGCTCTCTGTCATCTCAAAAACTTGCTCGGGGAGGACGTGCAGCCGTAGCGCGAGAGCATAAATCGCTCGGAGATGCCCGTCCTCTATTAGTTTTTTTCTGCGTCCTCAATGCTTGGAACTGGGGTGTTCATGGCCGACACGATCTCCGCGATAACCTCGGGATCGTAGTCGTTCATCAACTCCATGCGCTCGGCTTTGCTGAACAGACGCTTGCCCTCGATATCCCTAGCGCGAACGATCAGCGTGATCGCCATCGCCTCTAGGTCTAGCACGGTTTCGTCGCCTTTCTGCTTTGCCAGCATAAAGATTTCACGACGCTCGGCGAGCGTCATGTCCGGCCAGAAAAACACAGTCGTTTTCCAAGCCGGTACAGGTATCGCAACGAGCGTCTCCGGCTTGCGCCGTTCAGCGAATTGCGATTTCGCCTGTTCTTTCCAGTTCATAAGTCCTCGCTATATCAAGAGGTGGCAGCAGTCAGAGCACCGTTGCCGATGAAGTTAAAGGTGACTTCCGTGATCGCACCGCGCTGCACATTGCGCGTGATCTCGGTCACGAGAGCATTTCCGCTGTAGCGCGTATCGCCACTGTCCACGCCCTCTGGCGCGAGCACGAGCGAGACGTTAGCACCAGGAGCCAGAGCGATCTGCCCAGTGGTATCCGTCTCGTCCCAAAATGCCGTCACAGAGCCGTTCCACGAGGTGATCGCGGTCACGTTGTAGGTCTTTGCCGTATCCGAGAGGGTGGTGTCCTCGGCGTACTCCGCCGTCGCGGTGAACGAGAAACCCGTCACCTCGGCGACAGTGTTTGCGCCAACCCGAACCACGCCTTCCGAGCCATGATGATTTGCCATGTTTTATCTCCTTACGAAATGATAGTCCCTGCGTCTGTCTCCGCAGTCCGGTAAGACACACGGAACTGCATTCTCGCCGACCCTATTGGCGCATCGCCGCTAAAGTCGAGCGTCACTTGCGTGTCGCTTAACACGCAATCCTTTACCACGCCACCGAGCGTATTGTCCGCTCCGATGGCGTTCTCGACTGCCTCGCACAATCGGTCGAGGCGGTCGTCTAAATAGTCAGAGTCTCGCGCCACGCATTCGACGACAAGATTTAATTCTCGCTCGAACTTGCGAGGGTATGTCAGCGTGGTCTGCGGGATCGCCTCGGCATTGGTGTAGACCAGCGCCATTGATACCGTGTCGGCAGGGATCGGATAGACCCGCGACTTCGACACCGTATCGGCGACCGCTGCGGTTTGCAGCACCGAGACCACGGCATTGCGTACTTGTGTGCGTGCGTGTGCCATCAGTTGCTCACCTCAAGCAAGATGAAGCCGCCGTTCTCCAGCAGCATATTGGAGCCGTCTTGCAGAAGCAGATTGTTGACCGTCGCGATTTCCAACTCGGTCATGTATTCCAAATGCAGCACGGTCATACCCGTGCCGTCTGCGCGAAAGTTCCGAACCGTGTAGTTCCGGCAGTCGATAATCACGAAATCGCCGACCACTGGCTTGCACGGCAGCGTTGCCGTAGGAATGGTCAAGATCGGCGTGCTGCTTGCGAATTCAACCTCGGCAACGTCAACGCCTTGGTAGTTGTTGTCGAATATGCCGACAATCGGAAACCGCGTCTTGCGGTTTTGGTACACAGCCGATGTGCCCCAATCCGTCGAGGCCACCATCGACAGTCGATCAAATGCGCTCTCAAAACTCATGGCGCAGACAAGCCCGTTGTGATTTCGAGGACGAGCACAGTCATGCCTGTGCCATCTGCTCGGAAATTGCGGACGTTGTAGACCTCTTCGTTGTAGTAAACCTTATCGCCTTGCAGTGGCTCAAAGGGCAGCGCAGAGGTTGGCAGCGTGATCTGCGGCTGATCGCTGGCAAACTCTGGATCGGCGACATTCACGCCTTGATAGTCGCTGTCGAATATGCCGCGCATGGTATAGCGCGTGCCTTGGTTCTTGTAGATAAATGTCACCGCCGCATCCGATACAAATGCTGAGCGGTCGAATGCGCTTTCAACTGGCATACGTCACGCTCCACATTTCGCTGGTTGAGGTCGGCCCGATCAATCGCACCGTACCGCTGAAGGTCTCGCTAAACAGCCGATGCCACTCCGGGTATGGTCGCGCAGAAGGGTGTAGGTTCACACCGTCCCACCATGTGGGATAGTCGGCTGCGGCAATGATGATCGTCCCACGGCAGACGCGCTCGAGTTCTCGCAGCCCCGGCACGATGTCCGGTTCCAGAATGTGCTCGATTACGTCGATGCAAGTCACTACGTCGAACGACTTGTCGGCAAAGGGTAGGCTCGTGATGGTGGCGTTTTGCACATTGCCGCCACACAGTTCCGGCACCGCCTCTGTGCCTATAACTGGATTAAAGCCCATTACAGCGGCCTCGCGGATCAACTCACCCCTACCGCAAGATACGTCCAGAAAAGCCCCCTTATAGGCTCTCAATGCGGCACGGACAGGGTGCAGTCTATCGTCGGCCATCGCGTAGTGCGGATAGCGGCTATAGACGTCGCGGTACTTTTCAATCTCCTTTGCGCGGTCGTCCACGTTTCGGCTGCTCTGGCTGGAAGAAAGACGGGCGGCTGTACTCGACCGCCATGCCACGGCCCACAAGCCACTTTCCGAAGGTCGGGTCTACTTCGACCACCCGGCCACGTTCAAGCGTTTGCCCGTTGTAAAGACGGGATCGGATCATCTCGACTTTCATAATCCTTGAAATACCTGTGTTAGACAGCCAGAAACCACTCGTACTCGTTCGGGTTCTTTCATGTAGTCCCGAACCTTGATCCATGCTTGCACGTTGGAGATACCTTCCTCGACGCGCAGATCGCCTAACTTGCTGTGCCAGTACCGCCGGTTGCTCATGTAGTTGTCGCAGCCGCAGATGTATATCTGGTCGAAGCCCATAAATCCAGCAATCCACGTTGCCGTGCCGCCGGAGAATCCGAAGTCGGGACAGATTCCCGACCAAATATCGCACGCATCCTTGTGGTGCGAAATCACTGGCGCATGATCTTTCAACAACGGCCAGAGTTCTTTGTCTTGGTAAACAATGTAATCAAGAGAGAGCAGGAGAGCGTGCTGATTGACTCCAACCAACACGCCCCCCTGCAATAACAGTGGCTGCACCGCCTTGATGTCTTCCACCAAGGACGGGCCACCACCGAGGACAGCGCAACGCTGCCCACGATGGCGACCCTCCAATGCGGCTAGATCAATCACTCTTAGGTCGTGACGATCTCGTTGCACTCGGCGAACGACTCGGGGTGCCGCACGGCGAAGTCGCAATCGTGGAACGCCACGACGCGCACCGTACCGGCATTCGAACCGCTGTACTGATCGACGAGGATGTCGATACCCGACCACTGGCCGATGAGCAGATCGCTCCACACACCAAACAGCATGGCCGAGAGGCTGGAACCCGAACCCTTCGTGAGGTTCGACGGAACCTGCTGCGAAACGTAGATCGGGTAGCCGTACAGGTTCGCCATATCCGGGCCGAGGATGAAGTTGCCTTCCACTCCGCTCGTCTGCCGAGAGGTCGTGGAGAGTTTCGCCTTCACCTGTCCGTTCGTGAGGAACGCCGCAGAGCCGGTCAACGCGTTGTCCGTCTCCACTTCCTTCACGAGGTTCACCACCATCGCCCAAGTCGGCGCAGCACCGTTCGTGCCGAGCGTCACCGAGCCAATGCCAGACGTGTTGAGCACGCCGGTCGGCTTGTTGCTGCCCGAGCCAGCGACCGCAGCACCGTCCATCGCCACGGCAATCGAGGTAGCCAAGTCATTGCGGACGAGGTTCTCGATGTCAAGCGACGACTGGAGCATCAAGCGGCGGCTGATGTCAACGTAGGCACCGAGGGTCTTCGGCGACATCGTGACTTGATCGAACGCCGGAGCGTTGGTGCTCTCCGTCGGTGCGCTGTTCTCGGCGACCCAGTAGGCCGAAGAAGCCGAGGTCTTGCGCGGGATGGCAACGTTACCGTTGAGGCCCGTGAGGAACTGCGCGCCGAGGGTGTTGAGCACCATCTTGTTACGCAGCACGTCGATGAACGACGCAGCCAGCAGATCGGTCGCAACGAGGTTGCCCGCCTTCGCCGTGCCAGAGGCCGTCGAGGTGGTCAGATCGCGCTTCCCGTACAGCACATCAACCGGAATCAAGAGACCGCGTGAGGTGCGGCCTTCCTTCTTCGCGGCGGCTTCGGACACTTCGAACTCGAAAGCCGCGTCCTCTTGGGCGCGACGATCCTGCGGGTTCGACAGAGCCTTGATCGCACGGACGAACGAGAACGAACGCACTTCCTTATCGGAGAGGCCGACCTCGTGGTCAACGTTCAGCGGCTTGGAGGCCACCTTGTCGAGCAACGCGCCACGGAACTGCTCGATCGAGGCTCCGTCACGAATCGCCGACTCGCCGAACTCGCGATGGTTGTGACGCGAGGCCAGATCCATAATCGCCGAAACGCGAGCGCGTTCGGCCTTTGCTGCATCCTCACGGACGCTGTTGATTTCGTCAGACATTTTTGTCTCCTTGACAATGATTTTAGGTTCGGCAACCGGCGCAGTGTTGATCGCACGACCAACGCCGACGCTGGTATCTGCCGGGATAGATACGATACTGATTTCGAGCGGCATCCAACTGACTGCGCGGAAAACCTCCCGGTCTCCTTGCTTTCCGTCCGATACCATCTCGCTGATAACGTAACCGACAGATACGTTTGACCGTATTCCATCCTTTACGTCCTGCCAGATTTCCTCGGCTCGCGCACTTTTCCCAAAGCGCACGACAGCCCGCGCCACGCGGTCTGCTCCGAGGCTGATCTGCTCCACGACGCCGACTTGATCGGCCATCTCGTGATCCACAAGCAGCGGCGCACGGCCACTGCCAATAAACTCCATGTCGATTGAGCCGGGCGAGTGGTCGAGGATTTCCATTCCCCAGCCACGGTCGACCGCCATCTCGCTCGAGAAGGCTAACGTCGCACGACGCTGGTCTTCCATGATGGACGCACGCTCAAAGATCGCCGAGCGGAATACACGCTCGGTCGGCCCCTTGCGCTTGGCAGGGCCAGCGTAGTCCTCTTCATACGGTTCGTTGCCGTACATATCCTTGGGACGCTCGCCCTCGGCGAAGATTTCCTCGCCATCTTCGGCGGCTTCTTCCAGCGCCTCGATAGCCTCGTCCGCTTCCTCGCTTTCGTCCATGTCGTACTCCGACTTGGCGAATGTCACGGTAACGGTTGCCTCGTCCTCGACGACAGCGACGACGTGCCTTGTTTCTACCTTGTCCATATTTCGTCCCTCATCTTCACGATCCAGTTCCGCGCTTTTTCGATTAGCCCAACTCTGGCCGGGGTCTCCGCCCCAGAGTGCCCACGCGATACGTCCTGCGGACGGGTAGCCCTCTTCGCCCGGACGGAAGCCCTCGGCTTCTTTGTCGATTTCGTGTCTTGCAAAGTAACTCACCATCCTTCGGATCGTTTCGGGCGAAAGATTCGCTCGATTCTTAATGTCCCGAGCACGAGCAACGCCGACCTCTGTGCCGCCGCGTCCGAACTCTTCGCGCCACTCTAATCCGCGAGCGGCTTCTGCTGCCATTGCCTCGGTAGGCTTTGTGTCAACAGCCATTACTCAAGCCTCAAGAACGATTCCGCCGTCGTCGTCAATGTTAAGGCTACCACACGAACCGTGCCGTCGCTGCCTTTGACCTTGATCGTGAGCGTGGAATTGTCGGTCAACTCAAACACCATGTCGCCGTTGCTGCTTGGCGTAGCCGACGCTGCGGGTTGAATGGTTACCGCATTGGAGTTTTGCGTCGACATTGTGCCAAGGCCACTGACTGCGGTATTTGCAATCGCAATCGACGTGTTCGATGCGGCAGTCAATCGACCCTGCGCGTCTACGGTGAATGTCCCAACTTGGGACGCCGAACCGTAGGACGCTGCCGTCACTGCGGTATTGGCGAGCGAGATGGTGCGATTCGCAGACAGATCGCCGCCGCCGCTCAACCCTGTGCCAGCCGAGATGGTCGTGGCAGATGCCGCAGCACCTAGAGCAGTCAAAGCCGCGCCCGCTGTGGTCGATCCTGTGCCGCCGTTCGCAACGGCCAGCGTGCCGGCCAGCGTAATGGTGCCGCTGCTTGTGATCGGGCCACCGGATGTGGTCAGCCCAGTCGTGCCGCCCGAGACATCAATGCTCGTGACCGTGCCCACGCCGCCAGCCGAGATCCACTCGACATCCGTGCCACCGACATTGACGGCAAGCACCTTGCCCGCGTTGCTGGTGTAAGTCGGCAACAGGTTCGTGCGTGCGCCCGAGGCCGACGATGCGCCTGTTCCGCCATCAGCCACGGCCAGATCGGTAATGCCGGAAACGCTACCGCCGGAGATGCTGACGCTGTTGGCATTCTGGGTAGACATGGTGCCCAGACCAGAAACCGCCGTGTTAGCAATTGAGATCGACGTATTGCTCGCAGCGGTGAGTCTGCCCTGCGCGTCTACCGTGAATGTTGCAACCTGTGATGCAGAGCCATACGAGGCCGCTGTGACGGCAGTATTTGCGAGGCTTATGGTTCTATTGGCCGAGAGGTCTCCGCCGCCAGAAAGCCCTGTCCCTGCGCTTACGGTGCGCCCTGTGGGTACGCCGCCTAGGTTAGACAGCGCGGTCGATGCGTTCGAGGCTCCGGTGCCACCGTCTGCGATGGCAAGGTCGGTAATCCCAGAGACCGAGCCGCCGCTGATCGTCACGTTATTGGCATTCTGCGTCGACATCGTACCGAGGCCGCTAACCGCTGTGTTAGCGATAGCGATGCTCGTATTCGATGCCGCCGTGAGTCGGCCCTGTGCGTCCACCGTAAAGGTCGGCACAGCGGACGCGCTGCCGTATAACCCTGCGCTGACGGCTGTGTTGGCGAGGCTGATCGTGCCCGTCGAGGTGATCGGGCCGCCCGTCAATCCTGTGCCGGTTGCTACGCTTGTGACCGTGCCGTTCTCCGGCGCGGAAATGGTGATCGACCCTGCGCCGTTCGTAATCGAGATGCCGGTGCCCGCCGTGAGGTTGGCATTCTTCCAGAGGCTCGTGGCGGCATCGTAAATAATCAACTGCCCATTGGCGGGCGAGTTGATTTGCACATCGTGGATTTCGTTCAGTTCGTAGCCGTTTTGCACGCGGACATAAATCTGCCCGTTTCCAGCATTGGCCCGCTCAACGATACCAACATAAACCATGTGGTTCGGTGCTTTCGGCTTCGTGGCCGTAAGCGTGCCAGCAGTCGCGCCGAGGTATAGAGTGTCGCCTTCGTTATATGCGCTCGTGTTGATCTTATCGAGCACGCCTTGACAGATGACTAACCCATTCGCGCCCGATGCGATGCTCTCGGCTGCGAGGCCAAAAGTTTTGGCAGAGGTCGCGTCCGTGGTGTTGTAGGCCAGTTTCACCGATGCTTTGTTGCCTGTCGCTTCATAGAGATAGACAGGCTTGCCCTTGGCAATCGTCGATCCTTCAGCGTTGTGAACATAGGCATAGAGCGTCTGAGCGAGTTCGGCCTGTACGTTTCCGCCGACCATGCCGATCTGCACTGTGCCCGTGTCGGGATTCCACGCCAGTCGGCGCTCGGCATCCGTGGCACCAGCCGCTGCGAAATCGATATATGTGGGCGTGGCAACTCCGCCAGTGAGCCCCGACATCGAGGTGATGTCGCTGTTCGCGCCTTTCTTCGCGCCATCGGGCCAGCCGGTGCGAACGACAACCTCGTTGTTTGATTCTTCAATGACGACCGATTGCAAAGTTTCGTCAACGATGATGCGCTCGGTCATCGCGTCACCTCTGCGTCTACAGTGAAGCAACCCTGCACGAGCCGATACACCGTGCTGCCCGAGACTAACTCGAGGTCATAGACATAGTGACCGGCGACAACCGCTGCCGTATCCGCTGCCGTTACGGTTAGCGTGATAGTGCCAGCCGTGCCGCCGAGAGCAATGCGCGAGTTCTCCGTGGTAAGCGACAGCAGCGTCGAGGATGACTCGACCGTTTCGCGCACTTGCATACGCGCTGTGTAGCCGGTCAAGTTTACCGCGCTTGATGAGTCGTCAAGCCATGTCAACTGACGGCTGAAGGTTGCGCCTTGATCGCAAACGATGTCGTATTTAGCCGCCATTGCTCACCTCTGGAGGAATCGGAGAAGTGCCGCCCGGAAGCGTTACATTGAACGACGCGATCATCTCTTCTTCGGCTTGACGCTCACGCATCACATCCTCAATGTCTAGGCCGCGCTCTGCGAGTGCTTGTGTGCGTGTCATCAGTCCGTTATTGATCGCAACAATCTGCGCCTCCGCCTCATTGCGCGGATCAACCCACTGCCAGCCACGCGGCACCCACTGGGTCGCGCTGAACTTGAAGAACTTGTTTGCCGGAAGGTTAATCACGCCAGAGTCGAGCGTCTGTCGCAGCCAGCGCAAGTAGACCGGCTGGCAGAAATGCTCAATGACCCAATGCTGCACGGTGCGCCAATGGTCGCGCTCCTCGAGCAGTCCTTGGCGGATGGACGAATACGATACCGCCTCCAGATCATTCGCCAGTGACGTATAAGAAACGCCGAGGCCGGAGGCTATACCGCGCAGCATCGCTTTCTCAAAGTCCTTAAAAGCCGTCGAGGGATGCTGCGGATCGTATGCCTTGAAGTCTACGCCAGCGGGCAGTTGCGAGAACTGTCCCGGCTGCACGTCCATATTGAGCGTGCCGTCCGGTGCGGTGCCATCGCCTTGGTACTCGTCGCCGGACTCCGAGACGAAAAAACCCATCTTGGAAGCCGACACTCGCGCTGCGACTAACTCGGCCTCTTCGTAACCGCCGAGCATCTTCAGTCGCGTCATCGAGGTGGCCGTCCACGGACTGCCGCGATTCTGGCCGATACGATCCACGCGGAATGCGTGAATCATGCGCTCGGCTGGAATGCGCTCTGTCTTGGGGTTCGTCGTGCCGATCTGATAATCATCGGGCGGACGTACCCGCACATGGTAAGCGACCGGACGGCCAGAGGCATCTATCTCGATGCCCATGCGAATCTGACCGCCGTTTGCCAGAATCTCGTTCTTGTCTTGGTCGACAAGATCGGGATCAATGAACTGTAAGCGAAAACGGAATGGGTTTGCATTGTCCTCTACGAACAACACAAAGCACTCGCCGTCTCGCGCTACGCTCTCGATAAAGACGCGCTGTGCGTCGATCCACGACAACCGCCCGTCTACCGTACACACGCCAGGCTGCGCCCACGCATAGAACGCCGCCTCTAACTGCTGGTTCGCTACTTGATCGAGCGCACCCGTCTGTTCACGCGCACGCACCTGTAAAGTGATGCCACGCGGCCCGACGACGTTGGTTGCTACGAGATCAAGATACCGCCGCGCATAATCATTGTTTTGACAGAGATCACGCGAGCGAGCACGCATGGCTTTAAGTGCATAGCGTAGATCGCTGTCGGCGGTCTTGGTTTGAACGAGCCAGTCGGAGAAAAGCCGTCCGGTGTTTGCTGCGTCAAAGGATCGCTTGCGAGGCTTTGGCGTTTGTCTTTTGAAATAGTCGAGTAGACTCATGCCGTAAACCTCACGCGAATGGTGGCATTGGTTCCCAATCCCTTGGCGATCTGTTCGGCCCTGCGCTCTCGCGTCACCTCGCCCTTGAGCCGTTCGCGTTCGGTCAAAAGGTCGGCACGATTCCAGCGCGAGAGCGAGCGTCCGGCAATCGAGTAGGACGCGGCTGCAAGGTTGGTCGGGTCTTTTAAGTACGTTTCGATATTGTCGAGCGCAATCTGCGCGAACGAGCGCGGATCGGCTGAACTGGTCGAACGGTTCGGCGCAACCTCGAACACGCCTTTGTCGACTTCGATACGGGCAGAGTCCGAGGTACGGGTGATGTATGCGACCCAGTGATACCGGCCTTCTTCGTAGTTGGCTGTCGTCGTCGAGGAAACCGAGACCGTGTAAGCCTCGGTCGAGCCGGTGGTCGAGATAGAAATCTTCTCGCCCGTGATCTCTCGACGCGCAATGTACGAAAGGCTATAGGCCGACGATGGGTAGTCCGTGACTAAATCGGTGCGCTTCCACGCCCAGAGATCGCCCGCTTGCAGAGCGGTCGGCTCTCGGGTCGGATAATTCGCAGAGTCAAAAAGGTTAGCCATAGACTACCCCTAGATTTATTGTACCGGCTCCGAAGGCGGAACCTGTGGCTCGGCCTGCTCTTTAATCTTCAACACCAAAGGCCATGCGCCAGTTTTAGTGGGCAGATCGCCGAGCACTTGCAGAATGGCGTTGACTTCTTCAATCGTCAATTCGAGTTTAATCATTAGGCTACCCACGGCAACTTGGGAGAGACGATCGGAGGATTCTTCTGGTTCGCAATCTGCCCCTCCACCGCAGCCTCGGTCGCGGCCTTATCCACGCCGTTGGCCCAAATCCAACCCAGCACTTGATCCTGCGTGAGGTCGGCATACGGGGTGAACGCACCCTGCACGACGGGAAACGAACAGGTCGAGTAGACGCTGCCGTTGTATTGGCCGTCTACGCCGTTGCACTGCCAGTGCGCCGTGACGACGTAATCCGCGCCCTCTGCGGTTTGCGGGATGCAATTCAAAACGGAAATATTCCATGTGATTACAGTAGACATTTATTTGCTCTCCAAATTAAGCAATTTTTACAATTATTCGTGCGCGGCCGTCATCTTCAATGGCGATAACTTTACCGACCGCAGTTTGATACTGCTCAAACGACGGATTGCTCACAGCCACACCTTTTATTGCGCCGTTGTCGTTAACCGGCACAATGTATTGTCCCGGCGTTGCGCCAAGAACATTGACCGGAACTTGACCAGAAAACGCGATGCGGTCTACTTTTTGACGAGCGGCTTCAAGACCTTCTGGGTCATCTTTGTATCCAGCACCCCAAGAGTCACCACCCACATAAGATGGATTAGTGGACTTCACGACAAAGGCCACTGCGTTCGCATAAACGTTAGTCAGTTTTCCATCTGCATCTATTCCGCACACATCTCCCTTTGCGATAACAAAATCGCCAGCCTTTTCCATGTATTCAGCGTAGTCGGCGCCAGATGCGTTAACAGTTCCGCCAGCATTAATTGACCTAGAGTTAGAACTGTTTTTTCCAACCCATATTCCCGCCGCAGCAGTGCTGTACCCACCAGATGCAACGTCTTGAAAAAGTGCAGCGTATTCCCCTCCGCCATCAACAGATAATATAAAACCGCCTTCGGATACATTTCTGTAAATTCTATGCCCGTCACCATAACCAGTTGAACTATCTATATTTACTAAAAATAATCCCGTTGACGAGATGCGGGCTTGGTTGGTAGCAGCAGAACCAAAAATCAACGCATCTATGTTGTGATCGTATTGAACATATCCCCGAAAACTTCCAGAGCCAGTGCCAGTTGTGTCGCCAAAGAACAAACTACCTGTTCCGGTAGTGGTAGAGCCAAGTTGAATGTAAGAAGCCGCAGTTGATCCCGGCGTTCCAACTGAAAGGTTGTAGTTAGGGTCGGTGTTTGCAATACCAAAATTACCCACGTTCGTGATGCGGGCGCGTTCGGTGTTGTTGGTGCCGAAAATCAGCGGCCCGTTTTCGCGGTTAAACGCATAAGCATCGCTAGAGGTTCCCATAATCAAATCAAAACCGTCCGAAGATGTTGCTCCGGTGCTAGCGTTTGAAATCTTTAGATATGTAGCTGCGCTGTTTGTATTGTGTAGCACAACGTCTCTTGCAGAGCCACCATTTGGCGCGCTAGTGGTGCCTACCAGCAAATTCCCACTCGCATCCAGCGTCATCGCCTGCGTGAACGAGATGGTGTTGCCTGCGGTTGGCGTTACGTCGGTTGAGCGATACCAGTAATGCGCGCCAGCGGCTTGCGAGTAATACCCAGCAGCGGCTGAAGATTTGTAAACAAAATTGCCAGAGGTATTAAGGTACGAATTAGAAAGCAGATATATGTCTGTGTTTGTGCTTCGGCCCATAAGGCTTCCGCTGCCAAACTCAAACGCTCTATAAGACGTACTCCACAAACTCGGCGTGACGCCCAAGCCGAGGTTGCCAGAGGAGTCTAGAGTGGCTTTGGATGTGCCAGCAGTTATCAAAAACAAACTTGTTGAAGCGGCTACTGTTCCGATATTAAAACTGCCAGTTTGAGCAACGATAGAGTTGTTGCCGTATGGGGCTTCATTTCCAGAACCAATAGTAATGTAGTTTGATGCGCTTGTTGAATCTTGAATTCGTGCGCCGCCAACAATGTGCAACTTTACGCTAGGCGAACTCGTCCCGATGCCGACGTTGCCGGAAGACCCGCCACCGACATACATATTGTCGTTGAGTACCAGATTCACATAAGCAGAGCCAGTTCGGTTGTATCCGCGCAGCCCCGCGTTGGTCGCGTCGTAGAATAGTTCGGCTCCTGTACCAGATGAAGGAACAGTCTGCGCTGTACTTCTTACAGTTCCAGCAGTGTCTAATTTAGTCGCAGGCGAACTCGTCCCGATGCCGACGTTGGTGCCATCAAATACAAACGCACTCCCCGACGTCGCCACCTTGCTGCCGTTCAGATACAGCACGCCGTTGGCGGTGCCGCCGGAGAGCGTTACGGTCGAGGAGGTGGTAAGTGTAGTGAACGCGCCGGTCGATGCGCTGCTCGCGCCGATGGTTGTGCCGTCGATGCTGCCGCTATTGATATCAACGTTCGTTACCCCCGCGGTCATTCCTGCGCCGACGAGTGCGCTAGCGGTGATCTTTTTCGTCTCCGTTGCGCTCGTGTCCACAATCGGGAGCACGTCCGTTGATGCGGCTACGTCTCCTTGGGCGAGCGATGTCAGTGCACTAATTTTCTTGTCTGGCATTCTGCTATCTCCATCCGTTCATCCACCCGCCGCGAGAAGGCACGGGGCGACGTTGTGGTTTTTGCGGTTGTACTGTGACTTGCGTTTCGGTAACTGGTTCGACCTTGCGGTTCGGCAATATCATCGGCCCGTTGCGCCCTATGAACGCTGCGTAGGCGTAGACCAAGCAGTCGAGGGCTTCCGTGCGACTGCCCGAGGAGCGCGGCTTATAAGACCGCACGCGCCGCCCCTGCACCATGCGATAGATCAATGTCTCGGCGGTCAATTGGTCAAAATAGACCTCATCGACCGAGACGGGAAAGTGAATGTATCCCGCCCCCGGTTGGTGCACGCGCTTCATGCGCCCGTACAGCACATCTTTTGCTGTATCAACACCGACTATAAAAACCTGCGCCGAGGTTTTCCCTGCCCGTCCCGCTGACTTCGGCCAGATCAACCGACCGAAGCCACCGGCTCCCTTGATCGCCCACACGCGCCGCGCTTTGCGTTTAGCGCAGTAGGCATAGACTTGTTGCGTGAAGTGTCCGCCAGAGTCGATGGCCTGGGCCTCGATCAGTAGCAGTCGTCCGTCTTCAGTCTCGCGTTTGCGAGCCATGTATCCGTCAAGGTCGTGCCACAGCGAATCGCTGCCGGGATCGCCGCGCAGCACGCCGTGCTCGACAATCCATGTCTCCTCGTCCTTGCCGAAGCCGACGATAGTTACCTCTAGCCGGTCGTCCTGTACGTCCACGCCAGCCGTGAGCATGAGCACCTGTTGTGGGATGCTCTGTGCGGTGTACGGTTCGCGTCGCTGCGCGAGTCCTACCGTCTCCACCTGTTCGCCGCGTTCCTCGTAGGTTTCCCCAAGTGCCGTGTTTATCCACGTTTGCAGCGTTTCGGGAAACCTTTTCGCTTGAATGAACGCGACCGCCATCTCCGCCCATGTAGACCACGGAGAGTACAACTCGCTTATGTGGAACGATGCGATACCCGAGAATGGCTTGCTCCCGCGCCACTCGCCAGCCTGTAACATCTCCGCCTTGTCCGCCTCGGTCAGCATCGCGCCGCACGCCACACAGACGTACTCGGCTAACTCTGGCTGGCCCTCGGGCCATTTAACCTGTGCCCACACGAGCCGCTGGAACTCGCCGCAGTGCGGGCATGGCACATAATAGAACCGCTGATCGCCCGACTCAAAACCGGCCTCGATGCGGCTCGATCCTTTGATGGTCGGGGTCGATCCTGCCAAGACTTTGCGACTCCAAAACGTAGCCGTTCGCTTACGGCCCAGCGAGATCGGATCGCCCTCTGTGCCCGCGCTCGATGGGTATCTGTCCACCTCATCGAATAGCACGATCCGAATCGGCCGCGAGGCTAGGCCCGATGGGCTGTTCGCTCCGGCCACCGTCAGATGCCCGCCGGTGAACTTCTTGTGCAGCAGCGTGTTGCCGCTGTCGCGTGCCTTGGGGTCTGCGATCCGCTCGGCCAGTGCTGGCGTGTCCCGCACCATCGGTGCGAATCTGTCTTTGCTCCACGACTCGGCCATCTCTAGCGTCGGCTGCACGAGCAGCATCGGCGCAGGGTCTTGGTGAACGTGATACCCGATCACGTTGTTGAGGATCTCCGTCCAGCCTACCTGTGCGGATTTCTGAATCCAGACCTCTTTGACCGTTTCATCCGTAACGGCATCCATAACGCCGCGTTGGTACGGTGCTCGAGATGTTCGCCATACGCCGGGTTCGGCTGCGCTCTCACTCGATAGTTTCCGGTATCGATTCGCCCATTCCGAAATCGTCAGTTTCGGTGGCGGGTTCCACGTTCTCGCCGCTCGGCTCAATGCTTTCGATACGCTCGACGTGAGAGGTATCCTGTGCGAGTTCGACGAGAGCGTTGTCGACTTCCTCGCGGATACGTCCTGCGATGATGTTTGCATTCGTTTGGTTCACCAACTGCGGGGCGAGTTTCGTCGGCATCGCCAGCAGTTTCGCTTTAGCACTCGATATATGGTCGGCCCAAGTATTTACCACGTCATCGAGGTACACCAGTTCGCCTCGGCTGATCGCGTTCTCGATAGCAAGTTTGTCGCCTTGCTCTCGCGCCAACCGAGTCTTTTCGGCCAATAGGTCGGGCGTATCTGGGTTGACGTTCGGCCCGCGCTTTTCCAGCGCAGCCTGTAGATATCGGATATACCACGCCATGCAGGGGCCGAGTTCGTATTGACCGCGGCCTACTGTCGGCATCCCCTCTGCCTTTAATTGCTGCACGCGACGCGGTGTGAGGTTTAGCGCCTTTGCTACAGCGTGAACATCTACGCTCATGAGTGGAGCGTGTGGGTCGGTACTGCCCCGCCGCTATCAGAGGGGAACTCTGAAGGAGCCTTTGTCACACGCTTTGGATATGGCTTTGCAAGGTGTTGGATCTTAATTCTAATTTCTTCAGTAAGCGGCATCAAATATCTGTGTTTTCCAGGAACTTCAATTGCTTTTGCATTTACATCAATTTGTTTTGCGCCATTTAAATTTTGCACCAACCCCTTTGCGCCTATTGATCGTGGATGAGTCAACTTTCCGTGGATAAGATAAAATTTAGCAGGCGATCCGGCTCCGGTATATACCCAGTTGTTTGCTTGATATATTCCGCCATGATGACCTTGAGACTGATCAGCAAATGAAACTATAAGTTTTAAATTTGAATTTGATCGTTTTAAAAACTTTACTGCAAACGCCATAATTTTTGAAACAGGGTAAAAGTGATTTGTCAAAGCAACCCTTACCAGTTCAACGCATTCGTCTTGATTTAAGTTATATGGCTTCCCTAAATTTGGCGTGGCGCCACGGCCAAAAACAACAACGCCAATAAACTTGTTATTTTCCCATGCTCCGACTTTAACTAACTTGCCGACTGGCAAACACTTGCTATAGTGCCAATTCTCGCAAGCGTATTTTGCCGCCTCGTGAGTAGCCCAGTCGATCTTAAGATTAGGCTTTTCTTGCATCGAACTTTGTTTGGCAGTTAGGACAGCAAACCCACTTCGGGTCTAGTTCGTCGAGTTTTCCTTGATCGTCTTCGGTTCCCGGCGAGAAGTCGGGCGGGAACATAATCCGGCTTAACTCATCGCCATCAAACCCTGTCAGTGCGACGTCGAAGTCTTTTGATTCGATGTCGTGCAACTCAACTTGTAGTAGTTCGTTATCCCACTCGGCTTCCTCGCCGACTCGGTTGTCGGCGATTCGATAAGCCTTGATCTGTGCGGAAGTCAGCCCTTCCGCGATGTGGACGGGAACTTGCGTGAGGCTTAACTTTTTCGCCGCAAGCAATCTAGTGTGGCCGACGATGACCGTCAGATTTTCGTCCGTAACTATGGGTTGTCGAAAACCGAACTCGCGTAAAGACGCGGCAACCTTATCGACCGCAGCTGCGTTTTTGCGCGGATTCCTCGCATACGGGATCACGCGCTCGACGTCGACCATTTGGATTTTCACGGTGAAACGAAATCCGTTTGTAAATTGCTGTCGCTAGGAAAACATCGGGGTCCGAATTACCCCCAGATGCGATACCCCTGGGAGGACCCGCGAGGTGTGCATAACTTGTGCATAACTCATCGCTTGGTCGCATCGGCCAGCCGGAAGCCAGCCTCGAAGTTTGCGATCAGCCTCGCGGCCACCGTGTCGCTCACGATGCGGTTGAAGTTAAGCCGCTGCTTGTAAACCGGCGCATTGCTTACATAGATGAACACGGGCCGCACCTTGCTGCCAGACCCAGTGCTCACCCGTTCATAGATGCCGGGCTTTAGGTGCCGATTCTTCTCACGCTTTGGGTACACGTTGAACATCGGATAGGCTACTCGCTTCTTCGCTTTGCGAGGTGCGCCTGGTGTTTGCTGTCGCCGTTGCTCTTTGCGCTTGGACTCCTCCCGCTTCTTTATCGGGCTTGAGTCACTAGGTTTCGGAGTCTTGCGCCGTGTCTTTCGTGTCTTGTTCGCTCGCTGGAACTCATCGCCTATTTGCAGTTGCGATAGCACGCGAGTGTAGTAACCCGCTGGCACATTGCCGAATGCGTCCTTCGGTGCGAAGTTCGTCGGGATGGCGAAGTATCCGGGCGGCATCACGCCTTGATTAATCAACAGCCGCTCGAATGCTTTAGGTCTGCGTGGCCCACCCTGTACCTGTGCTCGCAGATACTGGTCTGCCGTGCCTTTCTTGGTGTTGGGTGACTCGCCGAAGTATCC